AAATAATTATTCTACCATTTATACTTGTATCTACATTAATATCTAAGGAATATTCTAAATAACCACTTGTAATTCCTGAAATTTCAAATCTATCACCAAAACTTCTTACTTCTGGTATTTCTACTCCATAATCAATTAAAAAACCTGTAACTTGTTTACTAACTGTTGCTTGTTCAAATACATCACCTTTTTTTCTATGAAGCCACATATATAAACCATAGTAAGCTTCATTTGTACTATTAAAAAAATCTGTGCTAAATGTTAATCCATACTTATCTTCTATTGCTTTAACTATAGCGTCAACTTTAATAGCGTATTTTAATTCTTGCCAATATACTCCTGAGTGTACTGGGTCTAAACTAAGATCAGATTTTGGTTTTAAATCTCCACCATCAGCATTAGGATATGCTGTTTCTCCAGTACCAGAATAATATAGTCTAGTAGTGTGTGATATTAACGGTGCTATTATACCTCTCGGATATGTTAACGTAGAACTATCTGCTCTTGTATATGTTTTAGATAATCCATCAGTTAAAGCTTTATATACATTATTACTTTGTGTTGTTGGTGTTGCACTTGTGTCATAACCTACATAAGGAGTATCAAAATCTGCTAAATCTAAATTACTTAAATCATCATCTCCTAATAAATCTTTTAAATCAATAGTATTTGCAAAAAATGTTATTCTATATGAATTAGGTTGCCCATCTTGTAAGTCAACTCCATTTAATTTTATTTTACCTGTTTTAAATGGTCTATTATTCAATTCTATTGTTGCATTCTTTTTTAATCTTGCATCAAATCCATTTGAAATAGAATAATTATAATAATGTTGAAATATTTTATTATTTGTTTTAGAAGCAGGAATATTAAATGTTCTAGAAAAGTCTACAAATATTCTAGATATATCCTTTACATCCTGAATAGATTGAACTATATTAACTGATTCGTCTTCGAATAAATCAACTCTAGTTCCTTCTATATATAATTGCAACACTGTATTCATTATCTAACTCTGTCAATATGTTCATGTGCATGTTCTACTTCAATAGTATAATTAACTAATTTATCATTAGCTTTTGTTTTCATCGTTAATGAGTTAGTTACTATATCTATTGGGTGTATTTCTGTGCCCATATGCATCCATACTTGTTCTGACAACATTAATTGTTTCATTGACTCATTCATTCCTTCATCCATAAAGTCAGTATTTAATGTCATTCTTTCTTGACCTGTTTTTCTTAATGTTCTATATTGATGTGTTGTTTTAGTATATGTTCCCGCTGTAGATATATTACTATTTTTATATTTCTGAACAGTGCTTGTCATTGTTTCAGTACTCTTACCACTAAAATAAATATCTTGTAATGCTCCATATTTATTTACAAATGTAATTTTCATTGGCATATATTTACTACATGGTAATCTTTTAATAGTTATAGTCACAGCAGGATTTGCTACAGCTAATTGTGTGGTTGTTCCTGTAAATGATACATAATTAATACTTCCAGCTGTCATTACTGGTATAAATCCACCTGTATTTTCTGGTACATACATTGTAGTATTATCTTGCATTAAACAAGAGTTTCCCGATGTTGGACAAAATGTTTTAGTTGCTGATGTATTCCAATAATCCCAATATCCATCAAATCCTTTATGTGTAAAGTTTACTGGTGTTCCAACTGTAGATCCTCCTGCATTTGTTTCATCATAAAAAGTTATCTCACCTGCTATAGTCACACTTTGATTTGAGTAACTACCTGCGTAAGTAATATCTAAATAATCTCTTGCTAATTCAGATATTTCAAATGTTACTTCATTAGTTGGTGTATCTTTTATAATTGTATATCTTAATGTTCCATCAATTTCTAATTCTAGTTTTGCAGAATCTGCTCCAGCTCTAGTTTGATTTACATAATAAGGACTTCTTAATAATATATTTGCCATGTTATTCTTTTATTGTATATTCTAAAAATTGTTCTATATCTAAAGCGTATGCTTCTCTTAATTCTTTAGGTAAAGTTTTAAAAGCTTTTTCAAAAGGCTTTGTAAAAAATAGACTTGCTTTAATTCCTTTATTCCATATAGACCATGATACTATACCGGCAGTTCTTTCATAACTTAAAAACCTACCTTTAACATCTCTAAACTGAAATCTTCTAGCTGCAACCCAACCTTTAATATTATTTGTCAAACCACCTTCTTTTCCTGTTCCTGTACCAAATCTAAATGGACTATTTTGTGATTCTGGATAAGTACTAGTATAACCTTTAACACCTTTGTCTTGGAACTTACCATAGTCTTCCATTTCAAATTTCAGATCAAAACCTTTTGGATTACTATCAATAATACCTTGTAGTGAATTATAAAGTTGTTTAGTTACATTCTTTTTCTTTCTAGTTAAATTAGCTCTAGACTGTGATATAACATATCTTTTAAATGCTTCTAATGCTTTTCTTGTATTTTCCTTCTCTAACATATTGTCATATCATTTTGAATCTTTACATCAAAAGTAGCAACCCATCCTGCAAGCTTGTTTTCAAATCTATCTATAAAGGGTTCACATGTAACATCTGCTTCTACTTGGTATTTATCTGTATATAAATCTCCTCTTTGTAATAATGCTATTAATCTGTCTAATACTCCTAACTGTGTATTTAATACATCTTGCTCATTATCATTACCAACAAATAAGTCTGTAGTTTCTTCTTTACTTATATCAACTATGTCCATACACATAACAGATATATTAAAAGTTAATACTTTAGTATTAATATTACATTGATTAACCATTACATGAGATAATGGGAATATAGTTTGTTTATTCAGATCAATATTATCAAAACTACCATAAGAAACAGTATTTACAAACGGTTCTGCTTCTAGTGTTTCTTTTATCTTATTTGTTAAATCGTAGAATCCTGTCATTTAGCTTTGTTTTTAATTAAATTTCTTTCTGCTTGTAATTTATCTTGCTCATACGCTAAAAAGTAAAATGCTTCATGCATATTTATTTCACTAACTTCATTAATTTTGGTTGCATTTCCTCCACCCAGTCTATATAACGAGTTATACCATCCCCATTTCCTAGCAAAGTTTGCCTCTGCTGAAAAGTCGACTTCATTATCACCTCCTTGTTCAAAGATTTCAGGATAGTTTTCAGTAACTCGTTCTTTAAATTGTAAAAAAAAAGTACTGACCCCATAACTATATCCATTGGCATTTGCTTATACTTTTCTGCTTCTTTAGCACCTTTATATTCTTCTATTATATATGTATCTTTATACGTGTCTGTTATTGGTCTATATAATACTGCCATTGCTTTATGCATGTTATTCCAATCACTTAATGTAGTATCTAAGTCTATATATTCACCTAAAGTTATTTTATCTAAATCAGGTATAAAACCATAACTAACATTATCCATAGTAAATGTAGGTATAAGCTTTACCTCTTGCTCAAATAAATCATTTATTATTTTAACTACTTTTATTACACTATTAAATTCTACTTTAATAACGTTTTGTAAATTTAAATTACAAAATATCTCTATTGTCTTGTGTAATAAAAAATTAGAATTTTGATTCTCTTCGTTATTTATTTTATGATATTCTTGATATTGTTTTAAACTAATATCTCTTAAAGAATCAGGTACTTGAATTTTTACTTTCATATATATATAATAATATATTTAATTATTTGTATAATATATAAATATAAAAAAAGGGGACCAAAAAAGCCCCCCTAATTAACAATAAAACTAATTACATGAAAAACTAAGGTGAATTGTCCACCTTAATACGTTGCTGCCTTTTTAAAGTTTCTTTTGCATTATTATATGCCCATTCATATATCTCTTTTACTTTATTATGATATTCTACTGATGATTGCTCATATATTTTTTCGCCTTGTTTTATTTGCCCCTTATATTCTAAAACAATGTATACCTTTGGTTTTTTGCCTGATGATATAGGTTTTGGATAAACTCTAATATCATTTTCAATACACCATTTGAAAATCTTCATCTCCATTTCGTAATCTTTTTTTGTTTTCAGGTTTAGTGGCTCTTTCAATTTTGTCAATAGTAGATTGTACTGACAAAAATATATTTATTTTTTGATTTATTTCAATTTCATTGCAATAATTTATTTTATCTGCAATAAATTCTAAATCTTTTTTAATATCCTCTAATGACATAAAATATTAATTGTATAAACATTGCCATCCAAAAAGTTAATTTACCCATACCCCAACAGAAGTATTTTAATATTCTTTGTTGTAGTTCTTTGTCTACTCTCATATTAATTTCTTTTTTTGTTGCCTTCATAATAATATATAATATGATAATGTTCCAAATATCCACCCTAATATACCTATTATTAAATAGGTTATTAAAAACCAAAAAAGCCAGTACTTAAATCCTTTCATTATTCTAAACCAGCCTCCTTTCTCCATTTTGTAGGATTTTCTGTATAATCTCTCATAACTGAGGTTTGTATGTCTTCTGGTGCGTTAAAGAATCCATCAAGTTCGTCAACATTATAATGTACGACGGCTATATAATCTAATGTGTATATTGTTGTATTTCTCATGTTCTTAATTTTATGATACTAAATTAACATAAAACGTTTATAAGTAAAAATAATAAATGCTAAAATTTTGCTAAAATTACCAAATGTGGTATTCTCCTTTTGTAGGATCTTGTAATTGTGAAGTTAATGCATAACGTGCTGCATCAATAGCATGGTCTCCTGATAAAGGATTAGGTTTTTGTAGTGTATTGCCTTGTTTATCTTTTAACCATATATATCCTTGTAATTCTTTTATTAAATTTTTTGATCTTTGTGTAATATATATTTTATTTTGATTTAATAGGTTTATACCATATACTATCGAATCTCTTCCTTTTGTTACAGGAAATATTTGATGACCATAACTGTTTAATTCGGCTATTGATTTTGGTTCTGCACTATCTGCCCAAATACTTCCTAATATAGAATTGTTTTTTAAATATTGACTTATATGTGAATTAAGCATTCCTTTTCTATATAATACTTCATCAAATATATATCCATCATCTAATTTATATAAAGCTACAATAGAAGCCTCGTCTACACTATACCCAAAATCAAGTCCATGACATAACAATCTAGCATGAGGGGGTATTACTTCTATTTGTTTCCAATCTGGTATACATGCTCCTTCAAGAGTTCCTATTTCTCCTAATCCATATACTTTCCACCAGTTTGACCAATATGTGCTAGTTTTTGATTTTATCTCCGCTTTCTCTATTTCATTAACTATTGATTCTGGTAATTGGTTATTATCTTTATATGTTAAAGTAATAAAATCTGTATTAGCAGTATTAACTAATTCTTTATCTACCCAAAATAATTGTGTTGGATTATAATCAAGCCATATATCCCCAGATGTACGAATTGATAATTGCTGATAGCTTTCAAAGGTTACATTGTTACACTCATTAATAAATAAATCTGTTCTTCTAGAACCCCTTAATTTATCTGGTTGGTCTGTGCTAAAAAATTCTATATAACTCCCATTGCTAAATGTGTACTTTAGGGTACTCCTATTGTACTTTTCTTCATAATACCTATTAAGACCCTTTAAAATGTTTAAAAAGTCCTTTAAGGCACCTCTACGAAGGTGTGGGACTGATTCAGATACTACACTAATCTCTGAGCCTTGGTTTCTTATAGCTTTATCTATTAAAATTGATAAAATACAAATAGTTTTTCCAGCAGAAGTTCCACCTCTAACTATTTTAACCCTATTGTGTAAATTCTGTAATTTATCAAGTGCTATAGTTCTTTTAACTCTCATTTATTTGCTTGACCAATACAAATTGCATACCTTTGATCTCTTTCATATTCTTTTATCATTAAAGGGTCATTCATACATCTTTGTATAAATTCCTTTTTTCTTTCTCCTGATTTTCTTGTAGGTATTGGCATTAATCAATAAATAATGGTGTATCCTCGTTTATAGTAATATCTTTTGTTTCTCTTGGTTTACCTGCATAGTAATTATAAAATAATTGCACATATTTAAAATCACCACGCTCCACACCGTCTTTTAAAGCTAAAAAAGCAGCATCTTCAAGCGGACTTAATTTTTCAATTAAATTTATCTCATCTGCTTTTGATTTTCTACCACTACCTTCTCTTTTTCCTCCGTGTGCCATAACTTGAAAA